CTTGTTGCTGACAATTCAATACCATTAAAGTCTGATGAATATTTGTCAACCTTGGCTAGAATTTCGGCACCAATACCTTTGTCTAGGTTGAGAGCCTTACCACCAATTGCTTGTGTAATTGCACGATTGGCTTCTGATTGAGAAGTGAATGAATTAACTTTACTGCCTGCCGCTTTAAGAATAAATTGCGCTGTTACTTTTGCTGCGATAATAGGATCAAGTAACTGTGTTGGATTGTTTATTAAGTCTACACCAGCTAATTTTCCATATAAAGCATAGTTGTTTTTACCGGTTAACTGAATAAAACCACGACCGATATATTTGAAACCATCACCTTCAGCGGTGTTACCCATACCTTTTCCAATTGGATTATTTTTGCCATAAATGACTTCAGCAAATTTATATGGGTCTTTTTTTATTTCATGTAATTCTGCATCAGAGAAATTTTTGACTCTAGTTGTAAACACTTGACGAATTCTATCGTTTGGTGTATTTTTGTATGCTAGAATATTCTCTTCAAAGTTTTTAAAGCCTGTTTCTTTCTGCACGTTGGCCAATGTCGCAATAATTGCAAAACGATTTGTGATACCCGCATCCTGTAGTTCTTTAACAATAATTTTTACAAGAGCATCTCGACCTGAAACTTTCGTCGGTGCTGATGGAGGAATACCACCAGGTGTAGAAGGTTTTGGTGCATACGCTTCTTTTTTTGCTTGTTGTTCACGCTGAATAGCATCAGCCAAACCTTTTTCGGATGTACGCAGTTCTTCTCTTTTTTCTTGAAGTTTTTTAGTTGTCTCTGATGGTTTACCACTTGACTGTTCTTCTAACACAGCAACTTCATCTAATAATCTATCACGTTCTTCAGTTTTCATTAAAATGATTTCACGGGCTTTGGCCAAATTTTCCGCTACTTGTTTTTGTCTCTCCGCTTCTGCTCTTGCCGCTTCTTCTGCTGCCTTCTGTTGATCTAAAATATTACCAAGTTCTTTTTCACTCAAAGGCTTTTCTTTTAGTGGGTTCATTTCCATCATCTTATCGATAGCATTATTCACAAATGTAAATATGTGGTCCGATGTATCGTTAATGAAGTTTGATAATCTTTCAGGAAAGTTTTTTACAAAATTCACAGTTCCATCAATTACTTTTTTAGCCGTGTCTTTATCAAATAAACCGAATGTGAGTGAGTCAACAAGTCCAGCAATACCTGATTTAATTGTTTCGTATAAACTTCCAGTAGATTGCCATGTATCCCATGCATCAGTTAGCCCATCCCATAAAATAAGAATAACTAAAGCAATCCAACCAAGAGGACCGGCAGCAGCGGCCATTCCTCTAAATGCAACTTTGACGGCAGATTTCTCAGCCATCTTAGCCATTTTCTTTTCGAGTTTACCTTTGAGTTTGTCCACCATCGGTCGAAGATATTTCTCAAAGGCTTCTTCAAAATACTTGAGTGTGTTTTTGGCGAAATCTTTGATTTTACCTACGAGTTGTTTAGCAAACTTTTTTATTTTTTCAAATAATTTTAAAAGATTTTCTTTTAGTTTTTTTACTTGATCTTTGGCAAACTTTTTAAATTTCTTGAATAACTTACCCTTAGAAGATTTTTCATCATCTTCGGATTGTGTATTCTTTTTTACAAATTCGTCTTGAAGAACCTTGAATTTTCTTTCACGTTCATCATCTTTAAGAGGTTGCATGTCTTCTTTTTCTGATGCTTTACCACCATAAACTTGCACAAGTTTTACGATGTTCTGACGAATGATGTTCAAGTCTCTGGCAATTCTAGAGACTGCCATAAAATTCAAAGAAGTTTTTTGAAGTTTTTTGACTGTGGGTGAAGTTCTTTTAGTAGAAGTTTTATTTAAAACTTTCTTACTTATTATTAACCCAAGTTTTTCGGATATCATGTTATACCGTTAGATAATTTTTCATAAAACTTGAGTTGTATGGATCGGCGACACTCTCAGAAGATGGCGCTTGCTGTCCTGAGGTTGTGCTTGTTGTTGGTGCGTTCACTATTGTTCCCGCATCAGCCGCAGCATCCATTCTTTGCCCTTCTGCAACTGTTGCCGAATCGGATGATATTGCAGAACCCGATGGTGCTGACATTGCTGGTGTTTCTGTAGGTGTTGAAGGTGCTGAACCACCTGCACTCACTGCACCACCTGTAGCGCCTCCTGTTGACACGGAAGCACCACCAACATCACTACCGCCAGTAGCAGGTGCAGCGGGTGCGGGTGATGTACTTGTACCTTTTGCCATCTGTAAAACTTTAGTGGGTTCACCACCAACGGCAATAATTTTACGGCGAACTTCTTCTTCTGATACTGGTTTACCTGATGCTTGATCGGTGTAACCTGTTGATGAAGATGGGTCAACGTTGATGCCAACCTTAGAACTTAAAAAACCTTTTGCAGCATCTTGACTCTTTTCCGCATTGATTGGACTATATGGGTCAGGCGTTGGCGACTTGCTTACTGTTTCAGCAAGTGATTGTTGTGATGCTTTTTGTTTTTCTTCTTTTTCTTTTTGTTTTGGTTTATCTTCTAATCTGTCTTTTGCTGCTTTATCATAGAACACTCCCTCACCAGAATCAAATTTTGTTTGCATTCCCCTGAGTGAAGTTGTTGCTGATGATGTATAAGTTTCGGGTGCAGCACTACTAGTATCTTTCTTAAATGGATAGTAAGGTTTAGTGTCTTGTAACACACTACCTTTAAATGAGCCAACACCCGGAATTGAAAAATCATATGCTGTCAATTTACTGAATGGTATTGCTGGTATTCCAACATTATTTTTAATAAATGTGACAACTTTATCAAAAAGTTCGGTGACACCAAGTAACAGAGGCATCATCATTTTTAATGCCGAATCCATTCCTTGACGAAGTTCTTTTTCACCAAATAAACCAAATGTAATGAACTTTAAGAAACCACCAAGTGCAGCAACAAGTGTGTCAACTATGCTACCACTTTCTTTCCATACTTTAATACCATCAAGAATGCCGTTGATTAGACCACCAATCAACATTGCAGGTACGAATATCTTACTCAGCAGTGCAAGTATTGAGCCGCCGCTAAACAATGCTCCAAAACCTGCAACAATACCAGTAATTAAACCACCAATTAACTTCACAGGATTCAACATACTCAACAGGCCACCAATACCACCACTATCTTCTTTTGGTGCTGCTTCTTTGCCGCCCTTTTCTGGTGTTGCTGCTTTGCTTTTTGCTCTTGCTGCTTCTAATTCTGATTCACGCTGATCTTCAGATTTAAAAAACTTATCTGCTTTTGTTGCAGCAGTTTCACCTTTAATCTTTACAAGTTTGGCGATATTTTGGCGAAGCACATTGACATCTCTTGCCATGCCTGGAAAGGCAAGAGATTGTTTAGCAATTAAATCAAGAAAAGGAAGTACGTTAGAACCAACGGTTGGTTCTTCTGTTTTTTGCTCAACACCTTCTTTTGTTGGTGATGTTTCTTTCTTCTTTTCTTTTCTACCAAAAATAGAAGATAAAAGACCTTTTTTGGTTTCTTCTTTCTTTTTTGCCATTTATCGTCTTGCCTGTTTTTGTGCGTTGATACGTTCTTTTTCTTCTTCCAAATACTGCATTAATAGACCCAAATAAATGGTTCTTTCCCAAGGTAACATTTGTTCAAGTTCAGTCAAACTATACTTGTGATGCTGAATTAAGGCAAAGTTTGTCTGATAATAATTACTCAGTGTGTCATAACGAAAGATTAGGCGAAAAAATTTTGTAAGCCCTTAATCTCAATTTCTTCTTCGTAACCGCATTTGCCGCATTTAAAGTGTACGTCTTTCTTCAATTCTGGCATTGTGTCAAAGAATAGTTTAATCTTTTCCAAATCCTTTTGTGACATTGAGTCAACGAATTCTACCAACTCTTCATGACTAGAATCTTTTGCATAATATACTTGTTCATCATCATACAGATACTCAATACAGTCAATTAGCACATTCACTAAAATTTCATTCTCATTCATGCTTTCATATTTTTGAACCATCTCAAAAGTTGGATACTTTAAACAAATACCGATTCGCTCATTCAACATAAATTTGTTTTCATGATTTGCATGAACCGTTGGCTCAATTTCCAGTAGATTCAACTTAAAGTCTACAGAGCCGTTACAGGTCGCATCTTCACCTTTATCGTTTTTCAGAATGTTGTTGCACTTATATTTTAAATCAACAACTTCTTCTACCGACCTTGCACGAAGATGCATGAACAAATATTCAAGGTCAAATGTAGGTAGAGAATCGATATCGATGTCATCTAATACGCAGTTTTTAAGAACTCTGCGAATTGTAGAGATAACGTCTTTGGAATCTTCCGATTCTGCTGCCATTAAAAATAGTTTTTGTTCTTTGACAAGAAATTGTCGAATACGAACATCTTGTCCTGTTGAAATCAATTTAATAGTATAAATTGGTACATCAAGTTTTGGTAACATAATTTCCTCTCAATTAGAATGAAAAAATTCTAGAAGCTGCTGTGCCTCCAAGTGAAGTCAGAGTTTGACCAATATCATATTGACCTTCAAATATTGTACGATACTTTTGATAAGAAAACGAAACTGACAGGCGATGAAAGCCTTCTTCTGCCCAACTTAAAGCCTGTGGTGCAACACCAACTGGAAAAGCATCAATCAGTTCGACTGCATAGATTTGTCGAACGAAGTCATCATACTGAACGATTCTTATATTAGTGAGATATCTTGTTGCATCACTTTTTGGAAATCTTGGATTGTTTGTGTCTGATGGTATGATCGCTTCCATCCATCTTTCAAATAATTTTCTTTCATAGAATTCGTTTGTACACAGAAAAGTTAAGTTAGTATCTGTGTACTGCATACGATATGGCACTTTAAAAGATGGACCATATATTCTTGCATCTGCCGTTTCAAGTGTCCTACCTGGTATTTCTGCTGATTCACATTGCAATGCCAGATATCTTGACATGGAAGGATTTGCAGATTTCATACCTTGGCTTTCAGAGCCTAGTGCTGAGTTGATGGCATCCGACACATCACTAAAAATTGAATTTGGAAAGTTTAGAATTTTTTCCAAAAATGAATTGCCTATTGCTTGACCAATATATGCAGGAATCGGTATGATAACTTCATATCGACATGGACGAGCAAGCCCACCTTTGCCTTTGATATTTGACAGAAATAGATTAGGTGAAAACGACATTAAAATTTATCCTCTGAGTCTGACCAGACTTTGCTGGCGCTTGCTTTTGCAAATGATTCGACTGGTAACATCACGGCGATATCCCACTCATCTGCTGTTATTTCCAGAAAACGAGATTGCACATGTCCAGACAAGTATCGTTTGATACACGGCGTGGCTTCATAAATTTTAGATGCTCGTTTTAAAAAATCATAACTGATTCTAAACCTTGTACTCTCATCATATCGATGATCCGTTAAGATCGTGCTTAACTTGTCGAGAAGAATGATTCGTCGCTTTGGGTGAATGTAATGTAGATTCAACCCTAAAAAGCCGTCTGAATATCGTTCTATTGGAATAACCAATGGGAACCTGTCGTAATATGGCAACGAATCTTTCGTCTTTGGATCATAATAATAAAAGTACATACGACCTATGATAGACTGATTTTTTAATCGTTCACGGTCACTCATCAATCGACCTTTGGTGGGTCTGAGTGCTGGAACTTTGGACCTTAGCCACGCACGTGCTTCACGTGAACGTGGAGCATATCCCGATTTAGCAAGGGATTCCTTAATTCTATCAATGAGTCGTTTCGCCATGTTATATTTATCTGATGCCTAAATGCTTTTCAGTTAAAATCTGAAACTGCCAGCCGTGGTCTTTGCAGAACTCTTCGGCAGCATACCACTTGGCTTTATTGATTTCGTATGTAATTACTTCTTGGAGATAGGTCTTGGTCTTGCGTTTCTGTGTGGGTGGTTGAGTTTGTTTTTCAGGCTTAACCTCTATGATATAAGTCATAACCGTACCGTCTGCTTTACGCATCTTGGCGATAAAGTCTGGAAAGTAACGGTGCTTCTTTTTGTCAACCGGACTGAGATAGGGTATAGGGAGTTCTTCCGAACCCCACCAAATGACGTTCGGATTATCATCTAAATAATTCATTACCTTTATCTCCCACGTAGACCTGTAGATGATGTTATTCGCATCACCCTTGTACTTTTGCGGGTTTTTCGGTTTAAATCTCCCTTTATTTGACATAAATACTATCTAGTCAACGAATAGGAACTCCCATGGCATTTTTCGGTCTATCAGACATTACCATAGCAAAAGAAGATAATAGAAGCGGTCCTTTACGAGCCTTATTTGAAAGTTCGTTGGGTACATCAAATACTTTCCGTTATCCTATAGACATCGGTAATTATGACAAAGCCCACTACATGATCATCAACGTTTTTAAACAAAAAAACTCACAATTTCAGGGTGTTCAGCAAAACAACGTCAATAGAATTGGTGCAATTTCACAAGCAACTCCTGGAATACAAAGTACATCTTTTGCTTCAAAAATCAACGGAGCAATTGACAATGCCATAAACAATTTTACAAGTGGTAAAACTTTGTTTGGTAAAAGCATTGCAACTAATTTTGGTGGTCCAGTAAAACAAAAAGCCGCAGTTGACGTTGATCAAAACTCATACATTAATAGTGTACAAAGTATTGAAAATGAATCGCTAATTAAAACGACCGAACAAACAAATGAAACGGTCGTTCTTTATATGCCCGACACACTACAGTATACTTTTGCACAATCGTATTCTGAAGCGGCATTAGGTGATGAGTTAGGTGGAAAAATAGCAGTAGCGGGTAAATCTGTTTTAGAAGATTTAAAGAATGGCTTGGATCCAAAAGCCGCTGCTGAAAAAGGACTCAAAGGTCCTGCCGCCACTGCTGCAATTCAAAAAGGTATCGAAGCTACGGGTGCCGTAATTGGTCAAAACTCAGCAAAGGCGGCCGCATTTTTAGCACTCGGTGGTGTAAACAACCCGATGCTCGAACTTCTCTACTCTTCACCCTCTTTTAGACAATTCACCTTCGAGTTTATGTTTTATCCACGTGATGAAAGAGAAGCATTAGAAGTTCAAAATATTTTAGAAAGATTGAGATTTCATCAAGCACCAGAATTAGATGGTGGTTCTGGTGGTCTTCTTTTAATTCCACCATCAGAGTTTGAAGTTTCTTTTTATTACGGCGGCCGCCCGAATCCAAACTTACCAGGCATAGGCCGTTGTGTTCTCACAAATATGTCAGTAAACTATGCACCAAATGGTTGGTCGGCGTATGAAATGTTTGGTGAAAATGACCCACGTTTAGGCCGTACAGGTATGCCAACTGCTATTCAACTAACACTTGAGTTCAAAGAAACTGTTATTCTTACAAAAAAGAGTATGATTCGTGGTGATGGTGGCTACAAATCAACTCAGTCCGTTGGTGCAAAAGTACAAGACGTTTATAACACATTAAAGAAATAAGTTATGGCAAAGTATTTTAATTTTTTTCCAAAAACTTTATATTCTTTATCGAATAAATCAACTAGTGCCGATTTTATTACAAATATTATTGCACGATTTGGTTTCGAAAAAGAACTAAAAGAAAACTCAAATATCTATTATCCATATGACATTCAAGATGGTGATACACCCGAAACAATTGCAAACAAATATTATGGCTCACCCGAAAGACATTGGGTAGTTTTATTGTTCAACGATATTATTGACCCACAATATGATTGGCCGCTTGATCAAAGAACAATCGTAAAATTTATTAATGACAAATATACGGCAAATGGTGTATCTAATACAACACCACAAACCGGCCTTGCTTGGTCACAGTCTAATACAAAGTCTTACTACAAAGTGGTTACAAGAGTTACCAACAATGCCACAAAGAATACAATCAAGGAAAAAATAGAACTTGATGCAAACACATATGCAAATGTTGTTATATCAAACTCTACAAGAACACTTCAAAGCGGTACAGTTATAGTAGAAACGGTAAGTAAAGAAACAGAATCTTACTATGATTATGAGGTAAACTTGAATGAATCAAAAAGAAGAATTCGATTATTAAGATCCGAAATTGTTTCTCAGTCTGGTTTGCTTGACGAATTTAAACGAGTGATTAATTCTAAAGAATAAAAATGTCAACAGTTAATCTACCAGAAACGCCGTCGAAGTTTAGTATCAATGAACTTGCCATTGTGACCAAAACTGGCAAGTTGGATATTTCTAAGTTATTTCAGGAATTAAATATATTCGATTCTTTATTATCTCCTGTTATGACAGGTGCGGTAGTTATCGTTGATTCAATTGGTCTATCTTCTAAACTTTTATTTGATGGTTCTGAAGTCCTTCTTGTAAATATTGGTAAAGATACCGACTCTGAGACTTTTCGATTACAAAAAGCATTTAGAATATATCGTCAAACAAATCGTGCCACGCTACAACAAAACTCCGAAACATATACGTTGAGA